TTGAGTACATCTTTCTCCGTCGAGGTATCAGTAACCTGAGACTTCACCTGTTTCCTGAATTCCTTTTGCTGCGGCGTTTCGCCCTGGACGCGAGTAGCAAGGGTAGATTGTGGCGGATTCTGCGATGTGGCTTTCTTCTTCACCGTCTTATTGTGGGTGGTCGATTTAACTTCATCACCACCGTATCCGAATCCTTCTGGCATCGCCTCTCTCCTTATTTTTTCTTGCCCCAAAAGCCTCTCCAGATTTCCCCAACGGTTTCCGCTCGTTCTGGAGGCTGGTAGCCCTTTTTAACTGGTGGCCTTTCTACCTTCTTCTTTTTCGGCGGTATTCCCGTAACTTTGTACGAGCCCAAATGTCCTTCGCCTAACTCCCCTGGCCTTTTCAATACTTCAACTTTAGTTCGTTTGTCACCTGTAGGGACTACTGGCCCTTTGCCGTGACCTGGGACATCAGCGGCAGTACGCGCACGGTATCGCTTTCTTCTGTACGCGGCTTTAACAGTTCCTTTCTGTGCTTCCAATGATGGGCCTCTCGTCTTTCCAGCTTGTTCAGGAATGTTAATAATTCCCTCTGGCCTCGTTCCAGGCTCTTTAGGAAATGTGCGTTGGGCTGTGCGGCTGATGCTACCCAGGCGCTCACTCATAGTGCGTGGCGCTCTAGCCCCTGTTTCTCTAAGTCGAGTAACGGAGCCTGGGGGAGCGACCTTGCTTCCTAAGCCTTCAAGGTAAGACATCGCTCTCTCGCCATAGGTCTTTTTGGGCTTGCCAGTTTTGACATCAACCCCCATTTGGCTTGGTGTTTTCTGCTTTAGCCCGCCAATGGTCGTGGCTGTAAGATCCTTCTTGGGCGGTGACTTTGGTTTTGGAGGCGGCTTTGTCATATAACGCCCTTTACGGTAGTAACCTGGAGCCTTGACATTCATTTCCTCTTCGGTTAGACCCCCCACCTTGGACTTCGGAGCTGTTTTGGGCGTTACTTTCTGAATCTTACCTTCCCCTGGTTTTTCCCCTGGCTTTCGTGGTGATGTCTGCATTTCTGCTTCGGTTAGACCCCCTGCGGTTCGTTCCGGCTCTACACCTTGCGGCGGTTGATATTTCTTGCTTGCCTCGGCTCTTGCTCTTGCTTTAGCATCCTTATGTTTCTTCGCTGCCTCTGCCTGTTGCTCCGGTGTCATTGTGGATTGAGCCTTGTATTCTTCCCTACCAACTTCAGTTGGCTTTGGGATTCGTTTTACTTCAGCCATTTTTCTTCCCCCCCTTCTTCTTCCAATTATCGTAAATGCCATAGCATTTACCAGCTAATATACGGTTGTCGCGCTCATCACCTTCATGGCGCAAGGTGCTAATGCAGCGACCAACAAAATCCTCTCGTTTCTCTCCCTTGTTTGGTGTAGGCATGGTGGGCTCCTATGGTGGAGTGCCAAGTCTTTCCGCCGCTTCGCGCCTTACTCTGTCCTCATCGCGCTTGGCAAATTCCCTTCTGATGTACTCCTCGATCTCTGGATCTGGAACCCCAGCAGCCTTCATCACATCAATTTGATGGCGCAAGCTCCCAGCCTCTTTCTTTTTTCTCAATTCAGCCGCACGTTTTATTCTTGGAGCGGCCTTGATTCTCCGTGGCCTTGTGCCGACATCTGGCTTGGAAACACCTTCTAGTATAGTTGCCATACTGACCCCCTAAAATCTATCCAGGTACTCCTTCTTGAGTTCCTGTACCCTTGGGTGTGGATCTGAATACTCGCGCTCGATCTGAGCGCGGGCTTGCTCCCTGGTTTCAATAAATGGGACTCTGCCCTTTTCAACAAATTCCTTATCATTCAGATAGCCGTTCACAGAGCGAATCCAAGGCGCATCGCTACGCTTAATCGCACCATGACCCAGGCTAATTAGCCTTCTCATATCACCGAGACAGGTTTTACAGCGCGGGATCTCTTCCATGCCTGTGTGCAGCTCTATTTCGATCTTACAGTTAGTACACTCATAGTCATACAAAGGCATTATGCTCCTCCTCCTGGCGCTGGCAGGGCGGGTGCTGCGCTTTGAGCCTGTTCACCCTGCAGCTCTTTGACTTGCTGGACGTAAGCGTTGTAGGTGCTTTCATCCATGTTGGCTATCTCTTGAACAATCTCTATGGCTTGTGGATCTACGCCAAGGGCTTGCATCTTTTCGATCAGCGGCCCCATAACTCCCGCTTCCATCCTATTGGCAATCTCAGCGCGATCCGGCCATTCCAGAGACTCAAGGAGATCCCTGATCCCTATGGCTCCGGCCTCGAAGAGCTGCAACGCTTCTTCTCTCTGTTGCAACCTGGAAGTTGGCATCGTTGAACCGCTAACAACCTGGAAATGCAGAGGAGTGATTGAGTCAGGCCCGATTAAACTACCCTGTGTTGGCATCCCATCCTCTTGCAGGAAGAAGTATCTTTCCTCTGTGTACCAGTTTTGAACGTGCGAGATATACATTCTGCCTCGATCCCGCAGCATCCGGCCATAGGTTCTGATCTTGCCCCTGATGAGAGTGTGCATATTCTCTAGGATTGCCGCGACAGTCTTAAACGCTAGACGACCCTTCATTACTGAGGGATCGGTAAGGTCAAAGGTTCCGGCGATCTTGTCAAACAGCTCTCGATAGGTATTGAGAATGATCTGAATATCGTTTTGAACGGGGGGGCTCTCCATGTATCTAATCGCCTTGGCAACAACGCTATTCTTCGGCCTCACAATACGGGCTGCGTTGCTGAAATCGGAGTTGGGGATCATGGTGTCTTTCGGGTTAATGAGCGGTGATCGAGCCATGCGATCCTTCATGTAGTTTAGCTGGCTCATGGACTTGTCGATCTCGATGTTGATTTGCTCTAATTGCTCGATAGCTGCATAGCCCCAGGGTGTTACAGGATCTTTTGTCGAAGGAGTTAAAGTAAAAGGAAATCTATTGTATAAGAAGGTCATTGCTACTTTTTCTTCTGGCAAGGTCGGATTGATGCTGGGGTTCTGTCTGTCTGAAAGAATAACGTCACCACCGTTACAAGAGGTAATGACACGAACAAAGCCTGGGTACTTAGGGACTTTCTCGATTATTGCTGGTTCTGTTGTTCCCACGACCCCCGTACTGAGATCCAGCTCAATCGTTGCTCCCTGTTGCTCAACTTCGATTAAGCTGTAATCTTTAACCCATAGCTCCAAAATCAAAACCTCATCACCACGACCCATGATCTTCATTACTGCAGGGTTGCCGTGCATGATGGCGTGATCCTGAGCGAAGTCACCGCCAACTCCAGAGGGTAGTGGCCTTATAGTACCGCCAACAACCTCACGCCTTTTATCTCCAAGTTGCTCTTTCCATTTCGTATCCGGCTTGACGACTTCTTTGCTCTCCGGCCATTTACGACGAACCTGATTTAACGGCATGGTGTAGTAGTGTGCTGCTACTTCCCATTTCTCAGCTCTCTTCTCGTTCAGCGGCCAAAAGCCAAAGTTGTGTGGATCGACTACGATAGTCTCGACTTCACCCAGGCCATTGTTGAGTGCCGGATTGAATATCACCTTCTCGATGGTGCATCCATGAACCTCTGCCATCTTCACGGAGTCACCATAGATGTCTTGTTGCTCAGTCTCGTTCCACCAGTACCGAGCCATCTTGTGTAGGCTGTCAGCCATATCATCATTCTCACCAATAACATCGAAAGTCGGATTGTTATCTGTGAGCAAGTTGACCGTGCGCTCTATGTGGGAATTCACAAGGCTGATAGAGGCCAGGGGGATGGGAGCAGACGCACCGGAGCGCCAATGATGGTTTCGGTACATTTCGTAATTCCGATGCCATTTCTGAGGTAGGCGCTTCCTGTCCTTGTCCTTGATAATCCGTTCAAGGATTGCAAAGGCAACGTGGCCGACACTCTTGTCGCCATCGGGCGGCAAAAGGCTATTGATCTGTTGACGCTCCTTTTCATCGAGATCGGGCGCTGCCAACCTTGCCAATTTACTTTCTACAGTTGCCATTTTTGTCAACTCCTATTCCTCTTGTTTAAAGACCCATTTGGTGTGACAGCCCAGGGTTGCGTACCTATTCCCACTCACATGATCTCTAACAGCTTCTCTTTGGCAACCACAGGCACATAGTTCAAGGTCTAATTCCGGTTCTGGCTCCTCTTTCTCTTCAACGATAAATATCTCATTCGATTGATAGACGTACAGCCCGTTGGCTTCTTCCTCTCTGCCAGGAATGTTGGGGATGAAAAGGTGCTGATCGTATTGATCTTCGCTAACGGATTGTGGACAGATCAGACCCATTCCAGTTGCATCCGGTTCTGGCATCTGCCAATGCTCACAGCCAACTCTGCGCTCGAACATCGAGCCCCTGAGAGGTAGGCTCAGATTTTCTGCCTTGGCGTTGGCTATCCACAGCCTACATTTCGCACACGCAACCTTGAATTCCCGCTTACTTTCTTGAAAATCTTGGACTTCCGCTACTAAGCTCATTGCTGCATCCCCTCATAAGGTCTAGCCCTAGCCATTTCATCCAATTCCTCGTCCGTGTAGCCGCCCTCTTCCGGTGAAAGAAGAGCCTTTTCAAACAAATCTTCCTCTGGCGGTTTATCGTCGAGGCCGAACAAACCTGTCATAGGGAGTGTAGCTTCACCCTGGGTTCTTCTACCCAGGAGAAAGCCAAAAAAAATGAGGACAATCGCTACGATTATCCCCATGCCAACAAGGATTAAGGCTTGAACAATTACAGGGTTCACCATATAGACTCCGCAATTTCATCATTGAAATACATCATGTCGCCTACATCTTCCTTCATTGCCTTCTGAGCGTACCGTTGCCAGGGATCTTCTTCGGGCTTCTTCTCTGTATGGTCGATCCATTTCTGTTGCCATGACTTCGGCTTATTCTTCTCTATGTCTGGATAGTAATCAGCGAAAGCCAGCATCAGAGCCTCCGCCCTGTCCGGTGACTTGATGCCTTCTTTCTTCATCCTCTGCTTACTCCAGATCAAGATTCTTCCCCGCGAGTCCAGCTCATACTTGATTGATGCCAGCTCACGGATAAGAACCTTGTCATTGGGGATGCTTATCATCCCGCTCTCAAAATGCTCTCTTAACTTCCAATAAAGCTCAGATCGTTTGTTGACGTACAATGTGGGATCGCTCGTAGCTTCACGCACATCAATTCCCATCACATCGAGGCCTTGCTCCAAGAGCCTTTCATAGACTCCGATGCCAACACCGCAGACATCAATTCTGATAAGATCCGGCTCAATCGGTCTGCGTCTGCCTTTATACTTCCGAGTCTCCGGCCCTCTGCGTGTCAGGCCAGCGATCCGGCCAGCCGCCTTCATACTTTCTTCCTTCTCATAAGCGACAAGGCCGATAACTCGAACACCTTTTATGAAACAGAAAACCGTATCGTTATCTCCTCCAGCAGCTATATCGACACCGACTGAATCAACTGGCCTGTTTGATAGTGGCTTGATGTATTCGATCTCACGATCAACAGCCGCTACTATCCAGGGCAATGGGATAACAGTCGAATCATCTTCAATGGGAAACTCGCCAAGAACGTGAACGCGGTAGAAGTTAGATGTTTTACCGCCAGGGCGATCAGCCATGTTGTCGAGCCATTGCTGATTCTTCTTAACCAGCTCTGACTCTTCACTACTGAAATGAAAGACTTTCCAGGGCTTATCTGCATATTCGTGGTGAGTAGAGTGGAAGTATCCATGCGTCCTAGTCGGGTTGCCGACCAGGAGCGCCTTATTACCGAGATCGGTCATGGCCCCTTCCATAACATCGAAAATCTCATCCGGCACACCGGATGCCTCATCGACAACAAACATCATATTCTCTTCGTGAAAACCCTGAAAACTCTCTGAGGCCTCCTTCCGTGCGGTTCTAGCAACGGCGAACCATGTAGCTTTGTGTTCTACATGGAAGATTCTATCGGTAGTCATTTCAAAAAAGTCAGCAAAGTAAGGTTCCATCTGTCGGTGCTGTTTCGTCAGCTCCGCCCACAGGACATCACGCAGTTGGTTCTCAGTTGGTGCGGTACAGGGAATGCGACAATGTGGCCGAGTAACCATGTACCACCAAATCACCATTGCAAGGCCTGTAGTCTTGCCGATCCCACGACCTGATCGCGCAGAGACATGATCGCCCTCAGAGATCGCGGTGAGCAATTTGACTTGCTCCTCCGTGGGCTCCATCCCGATTACTTCCCTGGCGAACCTCAGCGGATCGGCCTTGTATGGCGCGATCTTTAGCTCGTAGAGTAGATCAGGATTTCTTTTTTCCAGTACCGCGTCGATCAGGGATAGCTCCAACTGGTCTAGCTTTTCCCTCTCTGACGGTAATAGATTCTCTTCTTGCGATAAGATCCTCAAGGGTTTTATCCTCGAATTGTTGCACCAGCACCATGACCTTGTGATCGACCACACCCTCAGTCTTGATCTGTTGCTGTTTGGGCTCCTTGCGCTTTATGATCTCGTTGATAATGTGCATCATCATCACTCGATCACGCAGCTCTACAGCTTCGGCAAGTAGAACCCTAATGAGATCCCAGGAGCTTTTCAGTAGCTCCTTGGAAATGTCCTGGCCTGTCAATTCGCGCAGCAACTTGGCAACGCGGTCATAGTCAACACCGCTCCTATCCGCAATTTCCTTGATCCTGATCTCGTCTACAACGTGATCTTGGAGGAACAGGTGTTGCCGTGCATGGGAATTCTTTTGTCCCGCTTTGTTGTTTGGTTTAGCCATTATCCAGTATCGCCTATGTGAATGATTAACGCGGCTGCAGCGTTATAAGTACCTTCGGATACGTCCAGACACGGCCTGACAGGTTTCCCCCCAAAATGTTTCATGCGAGAAAGACCCGCATCATTGCCAAAGATTATCGGGCCTGTCAGCGATCCTTCCCTGACAACGGCCTTATCCCCTGCAGCACCAATTACAAAGTCAATGCTGATAATGGGAATTCCGGAGACTGATTGTTCCGGCCACAGGTCACTAGCCAAAACATCGGTATCTATTCCGGTCAGGGTAAGAAAAGCACCCCCTCTTGTAACGACATTTGCCATGATTGATCTCCTTCTTTTAGCAAGCTACGAAAGCGGTTTAGTAGAGAGTTAATTGCATTATGTGTTCTTCCTTGTCCTCTAAGGCTGATCTCCTCATCGTTCCAAAATCTCTCCATTGTAGGCACTAAATCACTCAGCCAGCCCTCATCCCACCATTTACCATGCACCATGTAGACTTGTTCTTCTGTGCCGGAAAGCAGTAGATCACCCTTCTCAATCACTCCCGTTTCCGGCTTCATCTGCCAATGATGAATTCCGGTGAAGGCGTATGGCGGCATACAGATCATCTTCTCGTACTTGCGGAGCTTGATCCCCAGGAGATTCAGGTACAGGAAATCATCCCAGGCATCTACCCGCCTGGACTTATAAAGCTCATCAAACCAATCAAAGTTACGAGTATCAATAAAAATAGGCACAGTAGTATGGATTTGAGGATAGGGCCATTCATCTTTCTCCAGGTAGCAACCATACTGATCCTGATACGCTTTGTTGAAGTTGATAATCATGCCGTTACTGCCAGTAACGATCAGCCCCTTACTCGCAGCCAGGAAGAATACATCTACATTCGCCTCGACCCACATATCCGCATCCAGCAAGCAAATGGCATCATAGGTAGTGCCGACCTCACAGGCCACGCGAAAACGCTCAATGGCTGTCTGATGGATCTGATTTTCACCCTCAGAATCAACCAGCTTTATGTGAAATGGATAAGCTCTTTGTTCCAGATCCTCAAAGAACCAATCCGGCAAGCGGAACGAAATTAGAATGACATCGTGCGTACTGCCGATCCGCTCCATGCTGTTGAACATCGCCATCAGGCCAGGAATGTAATTCTCGCTGGCGGCCACAATGTAAGCGTAGTTAGAGCCCATAGATAACCTCCGCTATTCTCTGTCCAGCGTGTCCATCCTGTTTGTGATTGCAGGGCTCAGAGGGCCAATCCGCAAATTCAGATTCGGTTATAGCTTTCTTGCTGTGACCCGCCAGGATCACATGGCCTGATTCGACAAAGTTGCGAAATTCAGTATTTTCCCTCAGTAGCACACAGGGTTTGCCGAGCCACACAGCCTCACGGCCAACACCGCCGGAGTCGGTAAAGATCATGTCAGCGCCAAGCTGTAGGCTTAACATCGAGACATAATCAACTGGTTTCAGAAATTCGATGTTCTCGTACTTTTTCTCGATCTTAATCCGTGGATGCTTGGGAAAAACAACCAGCCTACCGAGGGCGTTCAGGCCATCCAGAATCTCCTCAATATGCTCGTTTGCGTTCTTCTCCCTGTGTACCGTTGCCAGATAGTAGTTACCCAGCATCGGGACGGTTCGATCTATGAACGACACCATTGAATCGTACATGATGTCGCCGACCACATGAGTATTTCTATTTCCTGATTGGCATTTTTCTGACAAGAGCTGCAGTTTATCTTCGTAATAGATGCAGAAATTCACCTGGGCTATATGATCGACCAGTAGACGATTTCTCTCCTCCGGCATCGTCCTGTCACCGGATCGCAGACCGGACTCGATATGAATCACAGGGATCTTGAGTAATTCTGCAGTTAAAGCACCACCCAGGGTAGAATTACAATCGCCGACCACGATCACATAGTCAGGCTTTCTATGGATCAGGATCGGCGCAATTTGATCCAGCAAGAATTTCATCTGGATCGTGGGATCATGGCTGGCACAGTCAAGCACATGATCCGGCTCTTTCTTATTCAGTTTCCAAAACTGCCTGGACAGACCATAATCGTAGTGCTGGCCTGTGTGAACCACGAAGTTATCGACCTCATCTTCATCAAGATTGAGTGATGCTATCTTTATGAATTGCGGCCTTGTTCCAACGATTGTGACTGATGTATTCCGTCCCACTCTTCCAAGCCTTCCAGCCATTGTACTCGACAATCTCGATTGAAAAAATTCCACATCTGATTAAAGATCAGGTGATTGTGAGCGCAGTTGGGACTATTCGGAGCCAGGTACTTTCTGCAAAAATTAGCAATCCAGTATTTCCTGTGAAACTGGTTCATTTGCTGATCTTGGTAGAAAATCTTGTCTCCCTCTCTCCTTACCTTGCCCTGGGAGCTGAGATTGAAAACCCACAGATTACCAGGAAGAGCAATCGGTTCTTGTTCGAGATCCCGCATCGCATAGTTGAGTGCATCCATCCAACTCAATGTGCAATCAGGCCTCCGGTGAAGATCGAGAACCAGCTCCAAAGTCGCCTTTTGGTGTCGAGTAACAAAGCACGGTATATCAGCGTAAGGGATCATCCAGGTGTGAACGTAAGGGTGTCGCACCGACATTCGTGAGTAATCAGCGCAGCCCTGTTCATTCGTGCCGACAATGATCTGACCTGTCTTTGCCGCCAAGTCGTAGTACATGGTGACATCTTTAAGCGGGCAGACATCAGCTCCGTGAATGTTGACCGCCTTGTAGTCGTCGAGCAACTGAATGGCTCTCCAGGGTGGTGCGAATCGGCAATACCATCCGGCATTCTTTGATTCGTGCCACATGGTAGGGTCAACTGTCTCAAAATTAACATTGGGCCATTGATCTTTGTATTCCTGATCTAGCTCGAAATTCACCTGGATCACATAGACATCAATGTGGCCCATACCGTAGTGTTCCATTGCGTTTAAAATGCCATTCGTTCCTGGCATATAGCCTCTAGTGGTACTGAAAATCATAGCGTAGTCAGCCATTCACTCACCATCCCATCCTCGTAGTGATCTACATGAACTGCCTTAACGTCCAGGTGCTTTACATAATCCGTAATCTTGTGATTCCTCTCCAGGTAAAACGTCCTTGTCGGCATGACTGATAGAGCAGTAACAAGAGGGCCAGAAGCAATTCCGATAAAGGCGAAAGATACTTGTATAAGACCGATGAGATTAGACAAATTAGCATTACAGTACCGTACATGACGATCAATAAACCCATAGCGAGTATTAGCAGGATTGTGAAACAAATGCCTAAAATGGGCTTCAACGGGAATTTTTCCAGCATCTAAAACCTCCTGCCATACCTTCCGCGCTGTTTCCTCCGGACAGTTGACCGAATTCGGCAATGCCGTACCTTGAAAATGTACCGAAACAATCGGTGAGGGCTCCTTCGGTAGCTCTGCAATTTCAGATAAAGGATCAATTCCAAGCTCATCCACGCAGCATTTCTGCGCTTTAGTGAGTCCAGATCCCTCCGACATAGGAAAATCAAGGTGGAACACATAGTCGTGATCCGGCCCCTCTTTGTCCGGAAATGACTCGAAGATACATTCCTGACCACATTCGAGATACAGATCGAAATGCACATCAGCGTAGAGATCCTGCAGCCGCTCGAAGATCGGCATGAACATCAGGGTATCGCCCCAGCCATGACCGAATCGAATCAGGACACGCTGCCCTGGCTCAAGGTACTCAACCAGTTTCTTCTCGTGGTACTCGCCAATCAAAGTTTAGCTTGCCCCCTTCATAGTACATTTTCACCGCATCAGCGATCATGTAGGGCTTAATCATGCCAAAGCATTTCGGGTGTCCGTTTTCCATCGTCAGGCATTTCGTGTGACCCCCACCGCGCCAGCATCCATCCCACTCACAGCATTCAAGACAGCCATTTGTGTAAAGATAGCGTCCATGAGGATATAGATGCCAGCGCACACCTTCTTTACCCGCAGCCACACAAACGTAAGGCTTTTGCAGGGCTGCAGCCATGACGAATTGAAAGCTGATCGGGCCTATCGTTCCCTCAGACCAATGACACAATCGTATGAGTTGCCGGAGATCCGTCTTGCCGACCAGGGAGAGGACACCTGTAAGGTCTGGATGGTTGTGAGCCTCATGGCCTATCTGGACTATCTTTATTCTGTTGTCAAAGAACCGTGTGAGAATGTCTACAACTTCTTGCCAGCGATGATATTGCTTGAGTGCATTGTCCGGCTTAGATCCAGCATTAAGGAGCCAGAATTTATCTCTCCAGCCGAACTCAACCTCAGCCTGATTTATCCAGCTTTTCTCTTCATCGCTAACCCAAAGCTCCGGCAAGATCCCTGTTGGTAGGATCTTGACATCGAGCTTCTTCTCAATATCCAGCCTGAATCCGTCAGCGAAATGTATCCCTGTAACGCCGCTGTTGTGAATGGCATCATAGCCGATGTCGAACTGTTCCACCTCTTCGTCGTTTTCATCGAGTGGATGCAGCCAGGGATTATTCTCCCATATTTCGGCACAGGGACTTCTTACGTCGATCAGGAAATCAGGATATGAGTTAGCAAAGTCGGCGACAGCCCTAGTCATGGTCAATACGTCACCAGGGCTCTGTCCGTTTCTAAGGATTATCTTCCTCATCTGTTTCGGTTTCTGTTTCTAGGGATTCGGGAAGAATTTCTTTAGCGATATGCTCGATACTGAGCATTATATCTTCCCTGGGAAAGTTGTGAGTTAAGTAGTAATGCTGGATCGTTTCCTCTTCGTCCAGGTAGCTGATTCGGACAAACAATTTACTGCTTGCCAGGGCTTTTTGGAGCTGTTTTCTCATTTCGATAAAATCTAGCATCATGGCCTCCAGCGATTAGCAAACAAAAAGGTTGTTACGTCTTTGCGTGGAGGACATTCACAGTCATTTTCAACCATAGGGCTGAATCCAAATTTATCAAAGAGCGCAACCAGGGAGTCTTTGGTGAAATAATGCAAATGCTCCCCTGGCTTAAAATGCTTCCACTCACTCAGGCCTTCCTCCGGTATGATCGGAACCGTGCAAGCAACTTTCTTGGAGAGCATCAGGATCGGCTCTATGTCCTGAAAGTCCCTAATATGCTCCAGAACGTCCCAAAAGCACGTTACGTCATAGCCAATCAGGTCAATCCCTGTTTGTGGATACAGGCCGATGTCATAGCTCCAGACAGCTATTCCAGGGGGAGCCCACGCACGGAACCATCCCACTCCGGAGCCATAGTCGAGAACCTTCTTGAGATCCTGAATGTGTTCACTCAGAAACAACCAGCGCCTTTTGCAGATGCTCTCCGCCGTGGCGCTGTGAATCCTCAGTAGATTTTCGTAATAATTCAGATCGTACATGGCCCAATTTTAACTAAGCGAAATTCTATTACAACCCCTAAGTTGAAGTCGAGCTTGAAGATGAACTACAGCTTGAGCTTGAGCTTGAAGTTGGTAATTTTATATCCACCTGACACGCTGCTACAAAAGCAAAATTGCCGCCAGGACTAACGTATCGAAACCAAACTCTCAGATCACTAAGCTCTGCAGCCGTTTTGGAAGTTGTAAATTTCCACGCATATTCGGCCCAAGCCGCAGTTAGAGCTTGTGTTTGTTCGCTACCAATGATGCTTGCACCATCGTACAGGGAAACTCCTATGGTCGTTGGCCCATTGAACCATCTGGCATCAATTTTTACGTCTATTGATTCGCAATTTCCAGAAAATGAAGGACTCTCAAAGTCTGTCTTTTCGGTCACACCTGTAGAAGCATAAATCGAAGTATTTTGTCTAGTTGCTGGCGCATCATCCCAATCATTTATACTTTCCCATCCGGTAGGCTCACCGCCCGCAAGAGTCCATGTATGAGCGTTATCACCATTTGGATTCAATATCGTTAGTGGTGCTGCTGATGAAGATGAACTGGAGGAGGAACTTGAGGAACTAGAACTCGATGAAAATGCCGAATCGCAAGAACTGGAACTACTGAAAGATGAGCTGCAGGATGAGCTTGATGAGAACGAAGAGCTGCAAGAACTAGAACTTGAGGATGAGAAACTGCTTGAGCTGGATGAAGAGAAAGCAGAATCACAAGAAGAGGATGAGCAGCTAGAGAGAGCTGGTGCGCTACCGAATTCGATCTTCTTGATATAAAATATCCAGCCCCAAGCTGGTGAGAAAATCGAAAAGCCATTTTCGGTCATAGTGGGCAATGCAATAGCATGACCAGTTTCAGAATTGTTGATGCTAACAAGTATGGGGTTTTTATCCCTGGCTGCAACCCTGATAGTACAGGATGGACAGGGCGTACTCCAGGTGATCCTGACAAAATCCGGCCTTAAATTCTGATACCACGTTCCTGCAGATGTTAGATACCAAGCATTGTCAATCGCATTTTCCGCTTCCCATCTTTGTGCGCCAGCGTTCCAAATGATATAAGCTGGTTCTTCTGGATCATTACAAGGCCCGAAATCACAGCTAGTAGCCCAATTAGCTGGCGCTGTTCGATCATCCCACAGGATCTCACCCTGGCTAAATGAGCTTGAAGAGCTTGAGATACATGGGCTTGAGGATGAACAGCTTGAGAAACTTGAGCTGCAGGATGAGGATGAACAGCTTGAAGAGCTTGAGAATGAGCTGGAGCATGAGGAAAAGCTACTGGAACAGGATGATGAGCTTGAGAGCGATGAGCTGGAGCTGGAGAGCGAGGAGCTTGAGCTTGAGAGCGAAGAGCTTGAGCTTGAGAGCGAAGAGCTTGAGCTGCAGGACGAGAAGGAGCTGCTTGAACTCGAACCGCAGAAAAAGAATTCAATGTTGGTTATGTCGCTGGAAGCACCATTAGAGATTCTGCCTAAGAATGATGGAGAGGTAGATGGGCCAAGGTCAACATTGTTGCTCCAATCTATGTCGAATTCATTCGCACCCGCCGAAACTGCCCCGCTTGCGATTGTATTTCCATCTTTATCTCTCATGGAGTAAGTATCGGGGGCTGTGACCGTGATCCTCCATTTAATAGGTCGCCAACCCACATACCATCCACCAGTAACAGGTCTGATAGCCAACCCTGGCCCTGCGGTATTGTACGAGTCACCATCCCAATTACAATTCGATAAACAGGCATAATAGGAAAGGCCGAAGGTTTGTACCCATTGTCCAGAAGCACAAGATGAGCTTGATGATTGTGAGCTGCTTGAAAAGGAACTCGAACTTGAGGAACAGCTTGAGGAAAATGCCGAATCACAAGAGCTACAGCTACTTGATGAACTCGAAGATGAAGTCCTGACAATCTCTACTTCTATTTCAGAAACTCGATCATCAAAACTTGGAGCCTTAAACTGCGTAAGCACGGCCAGATTGGTAAGCTGCGCGGCTGTCTTTTGTATGCTGTATGTAAAGGTCTGAGTCTGAAAAGAGCCAGTAGGAAAGCTGGTCATATTCGTGCCATCACTACTTGCCCCATCGGAATATAGCGAGAACCAAACATCGGATAGTACGCCGCCATCGGATTTACCGCGTACATGAACCTTGATCTCTAAACAGGTTCCAGCAAAAGAGGGATTGATAAACCCACTCGTTAGGAAATCACCGTCAAGACCAAGGATTCCATTCGTATCATCCGGTGTCCCGTTAATAATACCGTCATTTAAGCGATCCCATTTTGCAGTACCGCTACCAAAAGTAGCAACCGACGAAGCTACATCTTCATCCGGCACTATGAATTCGCCTTGCAATTCATAACTCGCGCTCGAAGATGAGCTTGAGAGTGAGAGCGAAGAGCTACTGGAGCAAGAGCTTGAGCTGGAAGATGAGAATGAAGATGAAGAGCTGGAAGATGAGAACGAAGAGCTAGAGCTTGAGCTGGAAAATGAGCTGGAGCAAGAGCTGAAGGATGAAGATGAGCTAGAACACACAAAGAATTCAATATCCTCTAATTCCCATCCGGTGAAATCATTATCTGGCTCAAAACTAACAATATCGCTGACCTGACCGCCGATATTAACTTCTGCAGCGGGAGATCCTTGCTGATCCGTTCCAGAAGCGATGATTCCGCTTCCGTCTGTCAAGTCCCAAGAGAGAGTCCCGCTTGTAATTGTCACCCTGATCTTTAATGGTCTGTAGCCAGTTTTCCATGCGCCAGTAGCATCAAGACCGAATCCACCTGGGCCACAAGCCTCAAAGTAATCAGGTGAACTATCTCTGTATGCAGTATTGCTGCCAGTTGTTTGCCATTTGCTCGTACCGTAACCCAAGCCACAGCCAAACGTATCTGGCGCACCGAACTGAGAGATCCATTGTCCGGCAGAGCAAGAAGAGCTGGAACTCAGCGAAGAGGATGAGCTGCTAAAGCTCTCAGAACTGGAAGAGAATGAGGAGCTGCAAGAGCTGAAAGAACTCGAA